TCGATAGCGACAAGGCGGCGGAACTCTACTCCGCCGCTATGCGGGATCTCAGTGCTACGACCATCGCTCGGGCACTGGGGTACTTCAGTGCAACTTCCCCTTCGGCAGTACTCAAGGACCCTGACAAGTACTTCGAGGAATGGTTCAAGATTGTCGATGAAGCCAGGCAACAAGCCTGGGACGTCGGGCAAGCCTACTACCGTCTCGACACTGCTATTTGGACGGGTACCACGCCGGACGATGGAACCGGTGAAGTGCTCACACTGAAAAAGCTGTGGATCTACTTCCTGAAGCGAGTTGGTACGAAGAAGTTTCGTAGTTCACTCCCTGACTCTGAGATCAGCCTGACTGACTCGGTATGGGACGACTACGGACCGGACTATTCACGACGCAACGCGGCGGCCACCTACTACACAAGGGCAGTCCATCGTCTGAAGAAGTTCGAGTCTGCCAGCCGATTGAAGAACTTCGTTGATCCTGACGAGTACCTCAAGGAACTAGACAAGGTCATGGATTCGGTGACTACCGACATGGCTCGTGAGTCACAGCGGCTAGCCCACAACGGCGGACGAGATGCGGTCCTACAGGGTGCTCAGAACACCAAGGGCCATCGAGTCGGGTACATGCGAGTCCCAAGAGGTCTGTATACCTGCGGGTTCTGCATCATGCTCGCTTCTCGCGGAGCCGTTTACAACACCAAGGCTTCTGCCGGGTTCCAAGGGGTCGGCCGTGAATACCACGCCGGTTGTGACTGTGAGGTTCGAGCCTTCTACGAAGGCCAGACACTTCCTTCGGTGAACAAGCAAGCCGAGGAGGCTTGGAAGGACTTCAGTCGTTCCGGTGGTGGAAGTGCCTCCGCCTTCAATAAGTGGTGGGCCAAGAAGACCAATGAGTGAAAGGGAAATACATGCCTGAAGAGAACGAAGAGGTGGAAGTCGAGATGGCCCCTGAGGAAGGCGTCATGATCGAGGTCCCCGACGAGGTTGAGGCCCAGGAGCCGGAAGCTGAGGCTGAGGCCGAGGTTGAGGAGCCTGAGGTCGTCGAGCCCGAGGCCGAGGTTGAGCCGGTCGAGGAGGCCCCTAAGAAGGTCAAGCGTCCCGTGCGCAAGCGCAAGGTCGAGGTTCCTGTCGAGGAGCCCGCCGAGGAGGCTGAGGAGCCCGCTGAGGAGCCCGAGGAGGAAGAGGCAGAGGAAGAGGTCGTTGCCGACCTGGCCGCCGTCCTGACCCGCCTTGAGGCCATCGAGGCCCTACTCACTGCCGAGCCCGAAGAGGCTGACCCGGCTGTCGACGCCGACGCGGTGACCCGCGCCGAGGAAGCCGAACGAAAGCTACTGGCCTTCAAGGTCGGTACGCGACATGGACTCTCAGAGGTGCTTATCGAGCGCCTTCGAGGTGAGGACGAGGATTCCCTCACAAAGGATGCTCTCAAGCTCTCCGGTGAAACCGGTTCGGGTGGCGGTGGCCTTGGTAAGGGCGGACTTGATCCGAATGAGGATGTGTTCGATCCGAAGGAGTTCGTCAAGAAGCTCCGGAAGCAGAACAACGGCGGTCTCTAAGTAACCCAGTTAGTAACTGCGCCCCTACGGGGGCTTTTTTCATGCCCTTTATCTAGGAGGAACCAGTATGGCTAATACCATTTACAACGGCGAGAAGGTGGCCTCGGCCGCTCTTGCCAACCTTGAGGCGTCTGTTGTCCTCGCTGGCACTGTCCAGAAGACCAGTGGTGCCGAGTTCGTTGGTGCGGCCGGTCACACGGTCAACATTCGTCGGCCTGCGATGCTCACCGGCTTCGAGGAGAACATCGACTGGACCGCCGGTCAGCGTGCTGCGGGTGGAGTCATCAAGACCGAGTCCCTCAACGAGGCCGTCATGCCGGTCGTGCTGGACTGGCACGCCTACTCGGCCGTTGACCTCTCCGACGCCGAGCTTTCGCTCTCGCTGACGAGCTACCTGTCTCAGGTCATCGTTCCTCAGACCGACGCGATCGTGAACCGCCTTGAGCGGAAGGTTGCTGCGGCCCTGGCCACGTTCCCGACCGATGCTCGCGGCGCGATCGACATCTCTGCGGCTGTCACCGCTGGTGACTACATCAAGGCTGCTCAGGCCATCCGCTTCCGGATCTCGTTCCTGGCCTCGGACCTTACGGCGAAGAACATCCCGGTCGGTGGCCGCTTCCTGGTCCTGGGTTCCCAGATCGCCGGTTTCCTCATGAACGACCCGAACCTGACCAACGTCTCTGACGCTGGATCGGACTCGGCTCTCCGTGAGGCCGTGATCGGCAAGCTGTACGGCTTCACCCTGGTTCAGGACAACCGAGTTGACCCGCTCACGATGTACGCCTACCACCCGTCGGCCGTCCAGCTCGTGACCTACGCGCCGGTCGTCCCCGAGTCGGCCAAGGGTTCTAGCCAGTCTTCGGACGGCTACGCGATCCGTGCCATCAAGGACTACAACTCGGCGACCGCTTCCGAGCGTTCGTTCCTGTCGTCCTACGTCGGTGCGACTGTCGTGACCGACCGAGTCCGGAACGCTGACGGCACGGTCAACCCGACCCCGGCCGTGATCCGTGGCATCAAGGTGGCTATCGACATCACCCCTTGATGACCCTCTCTTCCAAGACCCTCGATAGTCCGGTCACCATGAGTGCCCCGATTGTCGAGGACGGAAGTGGGGGGGAAGTGCCTGCTCCGAAGACTCCGCGAAAGCGTGCTCCTCGAAAGCAGACCAAGAAGGTCGAGACCAAGGAGGAGTAATTGATTTGCGACCCGATCGGCACTGTTGCCGAGCTTGAGGCGCGAGTCGGACGTTCCATGGTTACGGATGTAGAAAAGGCAATGGCGGTGGCCGCCCTTGAGGATGCTGCCGCCATTGCCCGTGTCTATGGAGACCCTTGGTGGGGCTGTACTCCAGTCACCACGATGGCCGCCACTGAACCCGTTGTTGTCAACGGAGTGACTGTCCGTTCCACGGGGATCAATGTCCCTGCCGGTGTCAAGGCTGTCGTTCTCGCAATGGCTGCTAGGGCTCTTCGCAATCCAGACGGTTTCGTGTCTGAGACTGCCGGTGAGTACACCTACCGATACAGCGAGAACACGGCTAATGGCATCTCCCCTTCACAGGGTGAGATCACCATGCTTGCGAAGCTGGCTCAGAAGGACAAGATCCGCACCGTTGCGTTCGAGCGTGCTGTTCAGATTGCTCGCAAGCGCGAGAACCCGTACGACGAGAATGGCGATGTCATTTGGGATGAGAGTTCCGGATGAGCCTTTGGGATCGTGCGCCAGTTGATGCAGTCCTCTACGAGAGGGTTGATGTGGATGATGGCTACGGCGGAACCGTTCCCGGTCTCGGCCCTGGCCATCCTCTGAAGGTATTCGCTCAGCAGATCAGTGACGGAACTGGGTCCGATGACAACTGGGCGGCCCCCGTCATGATGAAGCTCTATTCGAAGACCAATCCTTGTGACCGATGGTCTGAAGTCCACATGGATGGCGATGTCTGGACGGTTGTTCAGCAACCTAAGTGGCGTCGCAACTCCCCGAAGACTCAGCACTACGTTGCCTCGATCGAGAAGAGGGGTGGCTGATGAAGCTAGTTCTCAACGACTGGGCTTGTAGGACCGTTCCGGCCAAGGACGCGACCGTTGATGCGGCACTCCGTAAGGAGGCTTTCAAGCGGGCTCACAACGCCAAGACGGCTGCTGCCGAGTTCTCTGACTCTGGACAGTTCCGAGGCTCCATTCACCCTAAGAAGCACGAGAAGGGTTACTCGGTCGACATTGACGACCCTAACGCCCTCTCCATCATCTTCGGGCACGAGTACGACGGTTGGGCCGATGGCCATGCACCGTTCGAAGGCCACCCCGAAATCATCGCCGCACTACTTGCCTAGGAGGTGCCTTGCAAGACTCGTTCCTCCTTCCGGACACGGAAGCAATCGCTCTTGAGGCTCTCCGTGAATACGTCCCCTCGCTAGATGAGACTCCTATCAACTACGTCGTCAAGATGCCTGATGAGTGGTATCACCTGATGCCGGTTGTGATGGTAAGGCGAACGGCTGGCACGGCTGAACACTCCAGTTACCTGGATCAGGCCGTTTTCACAGTCCACTGTTTCGCCTCGTCTCGCAGAGACGCTTCTCTCCTCAGCCGGATGGTTCGTAAGGGCCTGGTTGATGCGGCTCAGGCTCCCTTCGTCTCGAAGACCGAGGGAGGATCGATGTTCCATTTCCGGGAGATCGGTGGGCCGTTCTACTCGGCCGGTAACGACAACGTCCATCACCCAGACGTATTTCGCTTTGTCGCCTCTTACCAACTGATGTTCCGCCCGGTCGTCTGACTGGGCTTTTTTCACGGGCCTACGGGCCCTCTTTCGTCATGCCTAAAGGAGGACACCTATGCCTACCCCCGTCAACTCTAGTTCGACTGAGGTTATTGCCCCGGCTACTGGCTTCATCTACGTTGCACCCCCGAATACCCCGGCCCCGGCCTGGCCGTTCATTCCGGACCACAATGGCCCGGTTGAGACTGTCTGGAAGTCGGTCGGCAACACGTCGCTTGATAATGGCGTCGAGATGTCGATGGACGGTGACGACCCTGAGGTTCTGGGTTCGTGGCAGGACCCGGCTCTGATTACGACCAACCCGGCGAAGACGTATTCCCTCACGATGAACCTTGAGGACATCACTATCGAGACCCTGAACCTCTACTACGGTGGAAAGGTTCTGGACTCGGCGGACGTCTTTGTCATTCCGTCGACTCCGACCCCGTCTGAGCGAGCCCTCTTCATTGCGGCCTCTGACGGCTCTCAGATGGTGGGCTTCCACTACCCGCGTGCGTCAATCATCGGCTCGGACTCCATCACCCTGGACCCGTCCGCGATCACCGAGGTTCCGGTTACCGCAACGATCCTGTCGGCCGGTACCGGTGCTGGCTTCGTCGGCATGGGCCAGGTCTTCAAGAAGGTCGACATCCCGACCGTGAACCCGACCGGCTGACCTACCAACTATCTAACTAACTAAATAAGCAAGAGCCACCCCCTCTCTCGTCCTCCCTTTCCGGGAGAGGGGGTTTTTCCATGTCTGAAAGGGAGTTAACGCGATGAAAGGGAGTGCGTTATGGCCGACCTGAGTTTTGATGACCTGATTGCTGATTCCGAGAAGACCGCCAAGTTCGTGAACATCAAGGCTGCGGATGGCTCGGTGGTTAAGCTCCGAGACTTCTCGCACCTGCCTGGTGCTGACTTCAAGCTCGTTCTGAAGTACATCGATATCCTCCAGGACGACAAGATCAAGGAGAACGCGAAGATTGACGCGATGGACCTTTGCCTTGTCGCTGCGGCTGACCGTAAGGACGCCCTGAAGGAGATGCTTGACCTTCTCCCCCTGACTGGTCGAGAGACCATCTTCAACGCGTGGATGGAGGCAGCGGAGGTCCCGGAATCCTGACTCTCCGCCAGATGATTGAAGAGAATGGCGGGGCGATCACTGCTGACCTGCTGAGGTTCTACGGAGTCGATATCCGAGACCTCTTCAAGGGCACTTTGTCTCCCCGCTACTGTCTCGCCCTGGTGGAGAACCTTCCCATTGAGTCAGCAACCTACTCCAGTCATATCGCCGAGGGAGACCGAAGCGCCATGGGGTGGGATCGAAATACCTACGTGATGGCCGATCTGATCGATGCCATCAACGTTCTTCACACCACTTTGGTTCGTGCGAACTCCAATAACCCGAAGAAGGTTAAGGACCCCGAACCGTACGAGCGTCCCGGACAGAAGGAACGTGTCCGCAAGGCCAACACCTTCAATCCGTTCGCCAATGCTCTGTCTGCTAGCGAGTCCCTCGATTTGGACGCTGGTGGAGAGATCAAGTCTTTCTCCATCTCCCCCGACATTCTCAAGCGTTCGGT